TAGACCCTACGTTTAGCGTTGAGTACAACGAAGGCTTTACTCCTGTTTCTTCACCCAACGCTCGTATTGTCTATACTGGTAGCCAAGACGTAAGTTCTCAAATCTCTCTTACACTATCAACCCGTAACTCTACGTCACAGGACCGTGCAGTTACTTGGGCCGTTTACAAGAATGGTGTTGCTCTTGGTGGTAAAACTATCCGCACAATCTCTCCTGCAACCTGGGGTTCCATTACGGTAACAGGCTATACTGTTCTCAGCACCAATGACTACATTGAAATCAAGTCTAGTGCTGACGACATTTGCACGATTGACTATGCTTCTGGTTACCTCACAATTGTAGGACTTCCTGAGCTATGAGAACTACACTCCTAGATATCGTTCAGTCAATCCTGTCTGACATGGACTCAGAGGATGTTAACAGCATCTCTGACACCACAGAAGCCCAACAGGTAGCTTCGGTTGTACAGGACACTTACTTTAACATCGTCACTAGCAAAAATATCCCAGAGCTTAAGGCTGCATTCACGATCACGTCACTGTCTCAGCTTGCTAGGCCGACCTACTTTAAGTACCCTACCGATGTAAAAGACATCGAACAACTGTTCTACAATGTGTCAAGAACTGGTGGTGCTGACTACAGAGAGGTTAAGTGGATTGAGCCAGAGCAATTCTTGGCACGTATGCCCAAGGACGGTACCGTCATCACAGACGTTGATGGTACAACTGTTTCTGTAAACAACGACCGTATGCCAACATACTATACGTCATTTGACGATGAACATATTATTATGGATGCATACGATGTTTCCATTGAGCCTATCCTTGCTGAGAACAAGACGAAAGCTTTTGGTACGAGATACCCCACCTTTGTCATCTCTGACACATTTGAACCTGACCTAGACAACGTGCTTCTCCCCTATCTTCTTGCTGAAGCTAAGTCAGCTTGCTTCTCTTTATTCAAGGCTGGTAGTGACCCTAAGATTGAACAGTCTGCTCGTAGGCTGAAGTCCGCTGTACAGAACGACATGTACAAGACACGCAAAAGCAACATCAGAAATAACTATGGACGTTAAGACTACTGACGACAGAATTGTTGTCACCAGCCCGAAGGTTAAAACAACCTACACAATCTCTAGGTACCTTGGCTTCTGGGTCATAAAAGTTGACACAGGTAAAATGCCAGAGGACCTACAGGGTCGCTTTACGTCATCTAAGTTAGCTCTTACGTGTTTGCAAAAGTACCTGAACTCCATCACAGAATCTAACTCGGTGCGCCGAGAGTATTTCAAAGAAAGACGTAGGGAGCGGAAAGAAGAAGATGGCGCAAAGAGCAAACCAGAAGATAGTCAATAACTTTATCAAGGGTCTTATTACTGAGGCTGGTGAACTTTCTTTTCCTGAGGGTGCTTCGGTAGACGAACTTAACTGTGACCTTCGTAAAGATGGTTCTCGTCGTAGACGCCTTGGTGTAGCTATTGAAGACAGTGCTGTTGCTGGTCCTGTTGTCAATGACGAAGACATTGTAACGAGTGGTGATTGGGTTAATGCTGGTGGTGTAGCTAACAAAGAGTTTCTTGTAGTACAGATTGGTGGTACTCTTTACTTCTACAACAAGGGTGCTCCCCCTTACTCTGGTGACCAAGCACCCTTCACAGTAGACCTTAACAGCTTCTCGTCTGGTTACGGTCTTGGTGCTGCTTACTACCACTGCAGCTTTACCTCACTTAAGGGTTATCTTGTAGTATCCAGTGGTGGTATTAACTCCTTCTACGTCAAGTACTCTTCGTCAACGAACACCATTACCACAGGCAACATTACCCACAATGTTAGGGACTTCGAGTGGCAGGGTGACACAAGTACCTACTACGAAGCTGGGTCCTCTACTGAGGTTAATCGTCTGTATGACGCAGAGAACTCTGGGTGGGGCGCAACCAATGCTCCTGCCTATGATGGTAAACCACTTACTATGCCTTGGTATGCTGGTAAGGATGCTGATGGTAACTATGATTCCGCTGAGTGGGATAAGATCTTTGCTGGCTCTTCGCTTACTGCCAACGGCCACAACATCCTTAACTTCTTTGCAAAGGTTCGCTCAGGTATTACTACTGAGATTGAGACATCTCGCTTCAAGTGTGCAGAGGCTTTCTCTGGTCGAGTATTCTATGCTGGCCTAGACAGTGAGAAGAACTCAGGTACAATTCTTTTCAGTCGCCTTATTGAGAACGTTTCTGACTTTGGTGTCTGTCACCAAGTCAACGACCCTACTGCAGAGTACCTCAGTGACCTTTTGGATACTGACGGTGGTGAGATCAAAATCCCTGACTGTGTCGGTATCAAACGTCTCTATGCGTTTAGAACGTCTCTGTACATCTTTGCTGAGAACGGTGTTTGGTCTATCTCTGGTGTTGACGGTATCTTTAAGGCTTCTGCTTACTCCATCAACCGTGTGTCAAACGTAGGTATTACTACCTCAACAAGCTTTGTGGCTGCAGAAGGTATTCCACTCTGGTGGTCTCGTTTCGGTATCCATACTCTGAACTTCGATCAGGTTAGTGGTACTGCTTCTGAACAGAACCTTTCTATTCCTACCATTCAGTCTTACTGGGATGACATCCCTGCTAACTCCAAAGACAATGTAACTGCAGTATACGACAACATCAGTAAAAGAGTCTACTGGTTCTACCCTGATGATAACGAACCAACAAACAATAAACTTAACAACGCACTCATACTTGATGTACCACTCCAGGCTTTCTTCCCTTGGAGGATCTCTGATGATAACACAGAATCGTCTGTCAAAGCCCACGTAGTTGGGGCCGTGTTCTATTCAGGCTATGGTGCGTCTGATCTCGTTATCAATGTTATTACCTCTAACGGTGACAATGTTGTGTCTAACTCCTCTAACGTAGTCGTTACGAGACAGCATCCGTTTAACAGCGGCGACAGTGCTATTATTCTTCTTGTAAGAAGCCGTGACACAAAACAACTGACGATGGCTACATTTACCTCTACAGGCTTTACTGACTGGGGTAATGCTAGTTACACGTCCTTTGCTGAGACTGGTTACGATTTCATTGGTGACCTGACCCTAAAGAAGAATGCACCATTCCTCACTGTCTACTCTCGTTTGACAGAAGAGGGTTTCGAGTACACCAATGGCGAGTACGAAGTTGTTAGGCCATCATCTCTTCTTGTGTCAACTGCATGGGACTTCAAGGAAACCTTTAACGAACCACAACAGGCATATAGACTTAAGTATCCAGTTGTGGTAGACTCACAGGACCCAAGCATTTTCAACTACCCTGAAGAAATGATCGTAACTAGACTTAAAGTACGTGGTCATGGTCGTTCAGTGCGTATTCGCTTCGAGAGCGAGGGGTCTAATGACTTTATTCTCCTAGGTTACGCAATGGTACAGGGTGTCAACGGAAGGCCGTAACTTGTCTAAAGACGAAACTGTAATTCGTAAAGCAGTGGCTGACGACATCCTTGAGTGTCTGATGCTTTTCAAACAATTCCACAAAGAAGCAAAACTTCCTTACTCGTGGGATGCCAACAAAACACAGAAGGTCTTCTTAGAAACGCTTTCTGTTGATAACTTCGAAATATTTGTCGCTGAAAAAGACAAAGAACTTATCGGGTTTATCAGTTGTATGTACATGGAACCACTTTTTTCAAGCGACAAAGTGTCTACAGACATTGCTTGGTTTGTACACAAGGACCACAGAAACTCTACTACAGGGTTTAGACTAATGAAGGTCTACGAAGAGTGGGCCTTGTCAAAAGGTATTAAGTACATTGGCATGGCCTACCTTGAGAGGGTGACAGACCTTTCCAAAGTGTACGAGAAAAAGGGTTACGTTAAAGCCGAGACCCACTATATGAAGGAGTTTTAATATGCCCGTCTTTACAGCTATTGGTGCAGCACTTGGTGGTATCTCTGCAGCGGCGGCTGCTGTTGGTACTGTAGGTGTTGTCGCTGGTGTGGGTGGTGTTGTTGCTGCTAATAAGTCTGCTCAAGCAGCTAAAGCAGCCACCCAGTCTGCTCAACAAGTTGTTGAAACGCAGAAACAAATGCAAGTTGTTCAAGAAAACAGACAACGCAGGGCCGCTATCCGTAGCACCATTATTGCACGTGCTCAGGCCGCAGCACAGGCCCAAGCATACGGTGTAAGTGATACCTCCATGGTTGCTGGTGGTCTTGGTAGTATCTCCTCTCAGCTTGGTGCTAACCTTGGTTATGGTAGCCAAATGAGTGGTCTGGGTATGAGGGCGTCTGACTTCCAGATGGCTCAGATTGGTTTCCAAGGTCAGTCTGATTTGTATAGCACCTACAGCGGTGCACTATTCGGGGCCTCTAAGCTTGCCTTTGGTTCAAGCTATGGTAAGCAGTTCACTGCTAGCATCTTTGGGTAAGTGATTTAAAATGGCAACATTACCCACTATTCAAGCAGAGATTGACAACGAAAAGGCTCTTATCGCCTCTACTGATGTCATTAAAGTAGCCGTAGGCAAACCTGATCCTTTCTCTGAGAGGAACTTGTCTGCCAACACTGATATCGCTTTGGCTATGGGTATCCCCCTTTCGTCAATCGAAAACACAAACGAGAGTGGCCTACCTATCTCAAGTCCCGCAGCGGCTATGGCGGCTATGCAGGACGTGTCTGTACAGGATCAGGTAGACGCAGCCTATGAAGAAGGGAAGACCCCTGAGGAAGCTGCTACGGTGGTCTCTGAGCGTCTTTCAAAAGAGTCTGACATGTCTGTTCAGGAGTTTGTCCTGATGCAGGGTCTTGCTCTTGCTGACCAGACGATTAACCCAGCTAACGCTAGAACCATGACGAACATGGCTATCTGGGATCGTCTTATTGGTGAGGCTATCGACAAGAACGAGCAGGGTCTCTTCAGCAAATTTCTTACTTTCCTTGACATCAACGTTCTTCGTCAGCTTCCAATTGGAGCTATTGAAGATATTACCATGCGGTCTAACCGTGAGGGTGAGACTATCAAAGAGGCTTTCCTAAACAAATCCCCTGATGAGTTCCTTAAGTGGGCTACAGTCTATATTGAAGACCGTAGTAAAGAAGGTGTCTTCTCGTCGGATTCCATCTGGAACCTCTACAAAATTGCAAATGATGCCCGCTACCTCGGCAATGACCCTGCCGCTGCCGCATTTGCTGCTATTGGTGTTACAGACCTTATCCCAGTTGCTGAGGTGGCTGGTGCAGTAGGCAGGGGTTCTGTCAAATCTGTCACATCAATTCGACGTGGTATTGACGCACTGGCTGTTCTTCGTGATGCTGAGGAGTCCGCTCTAGCCTTAGGTCAGAAGATACGCAGAGAGGGTGTACAAGTTGACAGAGTTGAGGCTGGACGTAGTCTTCCTCAGCACCTTGATCCCGTGAAGGGTCCTGTAGAAAGACCTAACCTTGCTGTTATAAGTGCAGAGACAAGATCGTCAGGCTTGTTTGAAGACCTTGAGAGTTTGAACAAACGGGGTTCTCTAGGTGAGTACCTTCCTGAGGCTACCATTAAACGTTTGGCTGACGATGCTGCAGAGGCTGTGTCAAAGCGTGTCAAGGACACTGTAGTTAAGTTCACTCAGCTTGTTGACGAGGGTTCTAACGACTACAGGGTTATTGTCCAGCTCGGTGCTGATGGAGGTAAACCATTCCCGAATAAGACCGCAGCACAGAGGGCTATCGGTAGCGAACCTTCACTTGTTCCTATCAAGAATCCTAATGGGCGTGGCTGGTTACTTCAGGGTGAGAAACGTCTTGATGTCCTAGGTGAGGGTGACATCGGTGAGATTGTGAATAAGGACCTGTTTGCAGGTAAGACTGGTTTTGGTCAGACAGCAAACTACATTTCTGATGTTGTTAACCGTGTGTTTGAACCAGTTACTATTCGTCTTGGTGATCGTCTTGGTGCTAAGTTCATGCAGGCTGAGGCAGGCAGAACTCTTATTGCTGAGGCTGTCAAACCTTACCAGAAAGTAGTCCGCTCTGTAGGCTCTAAAGACCTCAACAAGCTTGGTAAGTACTTCGAGAGACTTCGTGATGGTGACCTTGCACACCTTCGTAGTGCTCCTGATGAGATTACCTTCCGTGCTCATTGGGCCGCTGCAAATGGGGCCGCACCAAGCGACAAGGTTGTCAAAGCATACCATGCTATCCTAGATATCAACAACGCAACCTGGAACATTAAAGCATCTGATCGTCTTAAACGTGTAGTTGCTGAGGGTGGTGAGCTTGTAGAAATTCGTGATGGTTACACTGACATTGGTTACCGAGTTACAAATGTTCCTACTGATGATCTTGTTTTTGATGTTGCAGCTAACCGTGTAGTCTCCTCGGATAGTCTTGATGACCTTATTGTATACAAGGTTGTTGACCCCTACGAAGGCTTCCAGTACATCACTAATGTTAAGCGTGTTCGTGCTCTTAATAAGTCTGACGTGATGCCATACAACATTGGTGGTCCTCGTACTAACGCACAGTTCCGCTGGTTTGTTGGTACTGTCTTCGAGCAGACCCTTGAGTCTGGGCGTAAGGTTAACTCTACCTTCAAAACTCTGCTTGGTTCCTTTGGTCAGAAGCAAGCACAAGGGGCTGTAACCGAAATCAATAACATCACCAGCCACATTAAAGACCTCCTTACAAAGCAGAACGTTCGTAAGATCGAAGAGCTTGTGCTTACTAAGGAGCAGCGTAAGTTTATTGACGACCTGATCCGTAAGAATAACAACTGGGATGTCAACATTAACGACTTCGACGACCTGCTTAAGAAAGCCAAAGACTACGGCATGAACTTCAGTGAAACATTTGTGTTTAAACAGCGTGACGCAAAGGTTCTCATGGAGCATACTGGTGTTGATGGTACTATTTCTGGTATGACATACGGTGAGCTTGTCGGTGTTAGGACCAACATGCGTAGGGGTGACCAAGTTCTTCAGGAGTTTGGTGGTGGTAAAGCAGTTAACGCTGACCCAATCACGTCAATGCTTGAGCAGTTCTCCTCAGAAGCCTTTGGTTACGCTAACCGTGCGGCCACGAGAGATGCCATTGACGGTTGGGTTAAGCTTGCAGAGAAGTCTGGTCTTGTTGACTTCAAGGGCATTCCAAAGAATGACTTCATTGGTCGTCTGACAGAGTCTAAGGTTGTTGTAGGCGGAACATACGACAGCCTTGCTACCCAGCTTAAGGAACAACAGCGTATCCTTATCGCACGTTTGAACCAACCGACATGGTCTAGTAAGATGTGGGAAGACTTCACGTCAAGAGCTACTGAGGCTATCTTCCAAGGCACTGGGTTTAAGCTTGACTTGTCAAAGACCGACCCAGCCTCACAGCTTCTTAAGGTTGGCTTCTACTCCAAGATGGGTTTCTTCAACCCTGACCAGCTTATCCTTCAGGCTATGCACTCCTCAGTCATTCTTGCTGCATCACCTAGGGCAGGCGTAAAGGCTATGGCCTATGCTCTTCCCGTTCAGGCTTTGGCAAGTATTTCTGACGATGCAACTCGTGCGCTGGGCCTTGCTCGTGTTGCCAAGTTCATGGATGTTGACCCAAATGAACTCGAACGTATTGTAAGATATGTGAGAGAGAGTGGTCGTAATACTGTTGATGGTAACATCATAGAGCTTCAGATGCCTAACGGTGTTTCTGCCGCCTCTAACCTGCCGGGTAAGGCAAGGGAACGTGCGGGTCAGTTCTTGAAGGCATCCACTATCTTCTTTGATGCTGGTGAAAAAGTAACCAGAACCATGTCGATGATCACAGCGTTCCTTGAGCATGGTGTCAAACGTGCAGGTGAGGATGCGTTTAGTCCTTCAGGCTTGCGCTGGATTGCTAACCGTGAGCAAGATCTTACCTTCCGTATGACAACCACGTCTAAGGCTTCGTGGGCACAGGGTCCTGCCCGTGTACCTACTCAGTGGCTGTCTTACTCACTCAATGCCATGCAAGCACTTACTATCGGTCGTCAGTTTACCGCTGGTGAGAAGCTTAGGATGGCGGCGGTACTCGGCCCTCTCTGGGGTATGACTGGTCTTGGCCTCGGTCAGTACTCTAGCTACATCTTTGAAAAGCTTGGGTTCGATCCGTCTAAACCAGAGGATATTAAGGCATTCCACTTTATCAAGTACGGTCTTGGTGACTACATTCTTTCAGAGGTACTTGGTGGTGGAGAGATGGGCACAGCCTATTCAGAACGTGTGTCTGTGGTCAACCAACCTATTGACTACGTCAAGGGTCTGTTCTCTGAGAACTTCATTACGACTGTCATGGGTCCGTCTGGTGAGATCGCTGGCGATATTTGGGGCGGGATCGTAAGAGTATTCTCTTCTGCTATTGGTGGCAGAGAGTACAAGTTTGGTGAAGACCTTAACGCAACACTACGAAACATCTCGACCTATGATAAGTGGGTCAAGATCAGAGAGCTTATCGAAACTGGTAACTACTTGAGCCGTACCCACCGTACCGCTGGTGGTTACACCTTCGAGGGTGAAGATAAGAACATGGCGGTACGTTCCATTCTCTTTGGTGCAACACCTGCCCCTATCCAAGACTGGTACGACTACAACGAGATCATGTACAAGGAAGAGGGTGATGCCAAGGTAATCATTGACGACTTGCTTACTCTAGCAAGAGGTGCTAAACTTGACATGCTTTCGGATGACCCTGATCGGGTTAGGCTTGGTGCTGAAAAGTGGAGAGAAGCCACTGACCTACTCTGGGCAACACCACTCTCTGACGAGCTTAAGAGAGCAACCGAAACAAGGATGATCAACGAGAGCCAATTCCCAGAGATCATGAGAAACGCAATTAAGCTTGGCGTAGCCCGTGACGCCCAGATCATTGAGACACAAAGGAACTAACTATGGCAGGATTTGCAATTGATATAGGTGATACTGGGGCTGTAGTTAGTAACCCAGTAGCCCCCGTTACGACCTCAGATGCCTCTATCGCAGCAAGGAATCTTCAGAACGTATCTCAGGGTCTATTCGGTGTTATAGATGTCGCCATGTCAAGAGGTGGTGGCACCTCTGAGGCAAGTATTAACCGTGGTGCATACGGTAGTCTTGTCCAGGGTCTACTTGAACTTGGTGGTATTGAGGACCAAGCCACACTTAATACAAAAGTTGGTGCTCTCATTGCAGGCTATGAGGCACAGGGTTTTGCTATCGGTGATGAAGAAGCAGCCGCTGTAATGCGCTACACGGGTATCAACGTAAAACCCGTTGAGAACCCTATGGACGCAGCCTCTCGTCAGGTTATTGAGACCCTTGGTCAGAACCCTGAGTGGATGTTCCTCGCAGAAGAGCAGCTTAAGGCTGCGGGTGTTGAGTACACTCAGGCTGATGTTGTCGCCGCTGCAGCCAGCTTGTTCCAGAATGATCAAGCAGATGCTCTTTACCTAAGCACCTCAAAGAACATTACTGCAAGAGAGTTTGCTAGTACTTATCAGCCGAGAGCTAACGGTCTTATCAACAACCTTATGAACGTTGCTCTTAAGGGTATTGAGATTGAGGCTGCAGGTGGTAACGTCTCTGTTGAGTCCTTGACGCAGCTCCGTGCTGCTCTCGCCTCTCTTAATGCAACTCTAACCAGACCTGCTAACGTAAGTGAAGACCAGTTCAAACCTATCGCTGACCAGCTTGCTGCCCTAAATCAGCTGACGGATAAACTTGTAAGCTTCGACACCGATACACTTGACATTGAGGCAACTCGTCAGTTCACAAACGTGGCACAGGTTTTGCTTGAGAGGGCACGTACAGAGGGTGACACTGGTGCTGCCCTTCTCGCTGGTGCCCTCACCACGAAGGAGGGTCGTAACACCCTTAGCGCTCAGTTCTACTCAGACATGCGTACAGCACTAACTACGGCTAAACCTGAGATTGTCGCTATTGTAGGCTCCCCTGACACGTCAACAAACCTAGACTTCTCTTCCTTCAACGAAGCACTAGGTATTACAGCATCCTCCGATACCAAAGCTGTAGAAGACTTCAACACTAGCAACCCTGAGTTTGGTGGTGGTGGATCTAACCCTCCTCCTCTCGGTGATGTTCTTGATATTACTACTGACGGTCTGTACGACAGAGATTTCCTTGAGCGGATTCAAGATCTGGATGTATTTAGTCCTGCTGACAGGGTAAACCTTATTGATGTGGCTAACGGTATCATGGTTGCTATTCCTAACAGCCGTGGTGTTCAGGACCCTGATGTAAGAAACAACTTCACCACTGGTATTGGTCAGATAGCTGCTACTGTCTCGACATCTGATCGTCTGTTTGACCCACAGTACCTTAGCAGGGTGTACTCGCAGAATATGTTCAGCACACTGGATTCTATCAAAGCACTTGATCCAGAAGCACACTCTCTGGCAACTGCACGTATTCAGCACTCCCTCTTGAGTCAGCTTAACATCCTCAACACCACCTACTCTGGTAAGCTTGCTGATAGTAAACTGACGATTAGTGCAGACGGTACAATTGGTTTCAACAACAGCAATCCTGTAATCAAAGAAAACGAAATCTTTGCACTACAGGGCTACGCAGACCGTCTATACAACGGCTCTATTGCTGACCTGCTTGAGGATCGTGGTCGTAAGATTGATAACCCCAACGCACGTAGCTGGACACAGGCTTTCGTCAATGACTACAATGCTCTGAAACCTTATGTTGCTGGTATGACAGCTCTTACTGATCTTCTCAAGAGATCTGGTGCTGATCCTAAAGTACTTGAGGTTCACCTTGGTTCTACTCCTGCGCAAAGAGAAGCTGCCAACCAAGAAATCATTAACAACGGTGGGATTGCTACCACTACCTTGCCTAGAGCAGGAACACCCAGCGCACCGTTCCAGTTCACTGGTAAAACTGATGCAGAGATTGAGGCCCAGTTTGAAGCCCTGCCCGCTGGCGCTTACTTTGTCAACCCTGCTGATGGTCGTGTCCTCATTAAGGAGTAACACCTATGGACTTCTCTAAAAGAGCAGTAGAAGTTACCCCTGACAAGGCTGTGGGTAATGAAGATATCGCAGTTAACTTCGCCACTGGTATTCAAAAGGCCCTTGAGTTGAACACAACTCTACCATCTGCTACAAGAGTATCTCTGTCTGCTACAAGAGTATCTCTGTCTGCTACAGGTGGAGGTAACTATGATAGTACCATCGCCCCATACACTGGCAGTGAAGCCTCCCTCCGACCGGAGTCAACAACCCAGTCGGCACTGCGGGTTGTAGAGGCGGGCACTTACGACACTCTCTTCGGTCATGCTGAGAGAACTTCAGACCAGTTTAGAGGTGTTCGTGTATCGACTATGACAGTCGGTGAACTTATACAGTTCTCTGATCCGTCAGGCCCATACGGTCAATGGGTAAAACCACGCCTTGGTTCAAACACCTATGCAGGACGTAACGGCCTAACCTCTACTCCAATGGGTAAATACCAAATTGTAGGTAGTACACTTAGTTACCTTGTTAATAAGATGGGGTTGGCACCAGACACAGTCTTTGACAGAAAGACTCAGGATGAAATGTTCCTTGTCCTTGCGAGAGAGGCCATCGGTAGTGGTAGGTCACCAGAACAACAGAGAGCAAGACTTCGTTCTACTTGGGAGGGCTTCAAGCACTTAGACGATGTCACTCTAAACGAAGTAATTAGGGAGATTACGGGTAATGTTTGACTTCAGTAACAGGTCCAGAGACCCTAACGCATCCGTTTGGGAGGAGGCTATTGCAATGGGTAGTCATGCCATTGCATCCGGCAAGCAGATGGTGTCTGACACAGCAGACCAAGTGGAGCTTTGGTTGCCTACCAGAGAGGAGGTGGCTACCGCAGCAGACTCTGCTATCGCCACAGCGTCTGACTTAGCTGGTCAGGCTGGGGAGGCTATATCTAATGCTGCCGATAAGACTGTCACAGTCGCAAAAGCAGTTTCATCAACACCTATTAAAACACTGCTTGACGACATCTTCCTGCCAAATCTTGGGCGTAAGATAACTGCTGACAACTTCACCCCTGAAGCCATTGAGACCATTAGGGCTATTGCTCAGAATAAGGGCTTGACCCCAGGTGAGACTGCAAGGGTAACCTACGAAGACTACAACACAGTTGGTTCTAGTATGTCAGTCAGATTCAAGAGTGGGCAAAACCAAAACCAGAACATGCTAGAGAGCCTTGCCAACCTAAGCGGTGCCGACGAACTTAAGATGACACTTGGCGAGGCGACACTGTCTATGGATAGTGAGGGTAATATTACTCTTACTGACCAGTACGATTTTAACTCTTGGGTTGATTTCGGTGCAGGTGCTGGTCCTGACGGTAAGTATAGAGAGCTGACTTCAGAGGAGTTTGCTGCCTCTGATATTAGTTTTACCGAGGCTGTAATGAATACCGTCAATAATGCCCCATCAAAATACCAGATGATGAGAAACCTTGCATTTCTTTTCGGTAGCCGTGACTACCAAGACCCAAGCAAGGACACTGGACGTACTGTTGAGATAAACCTAGGTAAGCTTTGAAATGAGCTTCGCAAGTAAGACGTTTAAGAGGGAGTACGCCGCAGCATTCGTTGCGGTACTCTGCCTTAAAATCTATCAGGGTGACGTTCAGATGGTCGAGGCTATCGTGTGGCCCTTCATATCTTTTGTAGCTGCATCAGCGGGGCTTCATATCTATGACAAGACTAGCGGTAATAGCACTTCTCCTGCTCCTGACGGGGTGCAGCGGGATTAACCCATTAAGTATTCTTGGTGGTGGTGGGCCTAACGTAGCAGCCAACGTACAGGCAGGGGCTGAGAACAATCAACAGATCGTAGGTCAGCAGAGTATAACTAAGGCTGAAAGAGATGTTGTCAATACTACCGAGACTAAGCAGGTAGAGACACAGCAGGTAGAAACTATTAACATAACCAACGAGAAGATACCTGTATGGTACATAGTCTTACTTGTTGTTGGTTGGTTACTACCGTCACCCTCTGAGATAGCCAGAGGTTTCGTAGGTCTATTTAAGAGGAAGACTAATGGCTAAGAAAATTGACAAAGAAAAGATGAAGTGTAACGCACCTAAGCGTACACCTGATCACCCTACCAAGTCACATGTTGTCAAGGCATGTGCTGATGGTAAGGAGAAGATCATTCGTTTTGGTCAACAGGGTGTTAATGGTGCTGGTAAGAACCCAAAGACAGAGGCTGAGAAGAAGCGTAGGGCTTCATTTAAGGCTCGTCATGCCCAGAATATCAAGAAGGGTAAGATGAGTGCAGCATACTGGGCAGATAAGGTGAAATGGTAATGCCACTCAAAAAGGGTTATAGCAAGAAGACAGTCAGTTCAAATATCAAACTGGAAATGTCCCACGGTAAGTCCCAGAAACAAGCAGTAGCTATAGCACTGAGGGTAGCTGAGGAAGCCAAGAAGAAAAAGAAGAAACGAAAATAAAAAATAACCCCCAAGGATTTCTCCAAGGGGGTTTTTCTTTGTCTAAAGTTTTGACTGCTCCTGATCAATCAGGAAGTCAACATAGTGTTTGATCTTCTCAAGGTCCTTGATACCACCCTTCTGCTTCCATCGTGTGATATACTTGACAACGTTACCCTCACAGAAGTCTAGCTCATTGGCTAGGATATACTGGATTGGTTGGATTGCCTGTCCCTTGTAGTGGTCACCGCCAATCTGGGTATTTAGTGGGTTTTCGTCCATTGACTTTACCTTTCAAGTATACGATCCGAAGTGTCTGGTAGACCGTGAGTATCGGCCAGAGAATACAGAAGAGCCAAACATTGATCTCCTCATAGGTGATGTTCAAAACGTAGGCTACTTCGATTAGCAGGATAATACACGCATCGTAGACTGTGTCAATCCAAATAATACCACTAGCACCCATTACAAACCCTCCTTCATAAAGGCTACGATCCACTGTTTACACAGATCAGAACGAACAATGTCGTCAGCCGTGAACTCTACCACAGGAACGGGGATCAAGTGCTTCTTAGCGATATGTATTGCCTTCGCAAGACCTGACGTTTCACCAAGATCAGACTGTTGTATGTCACCATTAAGAACGACAGTGCAGTTCTGACCGACACGAGTTAGAAACATTTTCATCTCGTGTGGTGTAACGTTCTGCGCCTCGTCTAGGATGACGAAAGCATCTTGGAAAGAACGACCACGCATAGTCTCGAATGGTGCGATCTCAATGTTACCGTTCTTAATACCAGTTTCAACGACACCCTTACCCAAGTGCCAGTGAAGTACTTCAAGAACAGGCATGACCCATGGCATCATCTTCTCCTCTAGGGTCCCAGGAAAGTAACCGATGGACTTACCAGCCGCTACGTTAGGTCTGGTGATGATGATCTTGTCGATAGCCTTAATCTGGTAAAGCTGTGACGCCTTGGTAGCAGCGATGTATGTCTTACCAGTACCAGCAGGACCAAGTACAATAACCTGACTTGCTGTGTCGAGGTGCTTGACATACTCCTCTTGTTTAAAGGTCTTTGGTAGAAGCTGGATAACAGGTTTGTTGTCAGCATTCTTGTATGTTGTTACACGTCTTGTCTGACGTTTAGGCTTTTCTTGTACCATTATTCTGGGACCTTTATTAGTTCGGCTTGTTCGACTGGTATGTGGTAGAATTGTTCACCCTTGCGGATGTTTCTACCAGATGCTTCACGCAGCACATCCTGAGTAAGGTAGGTGTCCTTAATGCGCCATGCTTGCTTAAGGTCTTTGTCGAAGACGTAGAAGTTAAGAACACCATCCTTCTCACGATACTCGTTCAGTAGACGTGTCTTTCGTTCTGGTATTCTAACGTCTAACCACGTTGGGTTCCACTGTCCTGACCACCCTACCTTAACCTCGGCCTCATTAAAGAACGTTAGACCGTGCTTTCTTGAGACAACATCGACGTAGTAGTCTTCGACGGTGCTCTCAATAGTGTGACCTTTATGCAACAAGTATCGAACCAGTGCATCTTTTGCTTTACTATCGTAGGCTTCATACAAAGCTCTATTAAAGCTTTTACGCACGGGTTTTGTCATGGGGTATCCTTTAGTTGGTCTCCTCGACAGGACTCGAACCTGTAACACCCTGATTAGAAGTCAGGTGCTCTATCCAATTGAGCTACGAGGAGTTAATATTGAGGTAAACTACCTACTGGTAGATGTCAATGTTATTGATGTGCTGACACAACTCTTCATAACCACCAATCAACACACCAGTGTTGTTAAACACCTGCGGCACAGTACCAAGATTAGCCTTCTCAAGAAGTGTCCTTACCCAAGGATCATCGTAGATGTCCACCTTCTCATAGTCGATGCCGTGTTCGTAGAGTAGGTCCATTGCCTTGTCACACCAAGAACATTCTGTTCTGCTAATAACTGTGTAGCCCATTGTAACTCCTTCTGTTAGGTGAGCCTTTTATACGTCATGCTCAGGACACAGCCTTATCGGATAGGGCAAGCACCAGTGGCACAGGCTTCGTCCGACAGGTCATCAGTTGTAGCAAGGTTGGTCAGATCGACAGGCCACAGGTTGTTGGCATAGTCGTAGTACTTCTCCTTGGTGACAACTTCCTGCGGTAGGTAGGCATAACCAAGATCCTCTGCTGTCTTGGTAGGATCGTTACGGTAGATGAACGACACACCAACATAGCTGTCCCAGTTCTCCAGAATCCAGTTGACAATAGCCTCGACCTCAGATGGGTCATAGCTGATAGTAACAGAACAGTTGTGGTCTACGTAGTTGTCCATCATGAACTTGTAACGTTCAAGCTGCAGGAGTGCTGTCTCTACGTTTACCTCAACACCATCAACAACATCAAACTTAACGTCATCGTAGACCGCAGGGAACGTGACCAATACGCTGTCAGGTTCAAAGGGCTTGTCAACGATCTTGTAACCAGCCTGACGAAGTGTCGGAATGATTTCGTCATGCTTAGAGAATGTGACGTTGTTGAAGATGTACTTACCGAGTGGCTTGTGTACACCCTCAGTGGTGTCCATGATCTTAGACAGGGTTCCTGATGGCTTGACTGTTGTGACTGCCTTAGCCCGTGGTAGGCCCAGCTCGTCAGCCATGGAGTGAGCACCCTTCTGTGCTTCCTTACGGAGTGTCTTAACCATGTCCTCAAGGTTATTGTAGCCTTTGTGTGCATCAATAAACTTAACGATACCAGTAGCACCAACACCACACAGCCGCAGGAACTCGTTAAGCTCATGCCAAGAACGCTGCAGTACACCATCATCAAGATCAACACAGGTCTGACGATAGTTAGCACGGGCGGAAATGTAGACAGCACGTTGGAGTCCACCAAAGTCGGTGATGAACTTACCCCAGTCAATCTCAACCAGATTACAGAACGACTTGTTACCTAGCAGAATTTCAGCACACGGGTTAACACCCTTGAACCAAGGTGCTCGTTTCTTAGCTGCCTCACCATTGATGAAACCTGGTTCAGAACCACCAGCCTCAACCATCTTGTCGAAGATGTAACGTAGTTCCCAGTTAGTCGGCTTGTTCCAGAACACAATAGAATTGTTGGACTGCTGACGGTGGGCATTGTCGTACAGCCAGAAGTCTTTCTTTGCGGAGATAAAGTCGTCAATCTCCGCATCTGTTACTGGCATTAGGGCGATCTCAGCAGAACGACGAGACGATAGTGTAGTACCGAGGTGGTTCAACAGGTCGAGGATGTCGATACGTGTCAGGAGTTTACCAGCACGTTTATTCATAAGATCGGTAATTCGTTTGAATGCTACCGAGATAGTCTCGTCACCAGAACTGATCCAGCCGTAACCCTTGAGACGGATACCTGCAGCACGGACCTCAGAGAAGTCGATGACAACGACATCAACCGCTTCCTTGAGTGCCATGATTTTACCGATAGCCTTGGCCCAAGCCTCAGCACTGTCACCTACAGTAAGGTGCCACACAGTATTACCATCACGGTTGTACTGCTTGGTCATATTACGTTCATGACCCTTACCGTCACCCGTCTGCTTCTTTGAGCGGATGATCTCTACATCGACAGGCTTAACAAAACCGTTGAGAGTACCAACGACAGGCTCGAAGCCTACACCACAGCCCTGCAGGAGAAGCCAGAAGGCGTCAACCACGTCATGGACAGTCTCAACACGACCGAAAGAACAGTTGAATTGTGATGCCTCACGGTTCTTCGATACGTCAGTACCACCGAGCCACAGTGTACGACCAGACACAGTAGCCTTACGATCAAGCATAAGCTCACGCAGTTCGTTAAGCTCAAGGGTTTCCTCAAGCACGAGGGGTGCACCCTTAGCACGTTCCCACAGCCACTGCTGATGACCGATAACTCGGCCAACCGTCTCTTCCCACGTCTCAAACGTACCATCATCCTTAGGACGATTGTATGTGCGGCGGGTTACGACTTGAGCACGGGTGGAGAATTGTTGACGGTTGTCCATGTTACTTACCTCTTTTTTCTTTGTCTTCATTTAGCCATATGATACGGTCGATATCACCACGATTGATACCAATGTCAGAAAGTTCTTTGTCAGACATGGCGTTCAACTCTTTGATGATCCTTCTGTGGTGTCTCCACGTCATTACAAAACGTACAAAACGCACCAGCCAGTTTTTGTTAATTATCTTGGTCATCTGTTATCTCCTGATCCTTTGAGAACACCACGCTCTTGTCTGTCATCAAGCTTCTTGATGTTCATTTCTACTACGTAACCAAGGTGCTTGCCGAAGTAGTTTGACAGAGCAGTTGTGTAGAACAAAACGTCACCTAGTTCCTTGATGATCTCGTCAGGGGTGACCTTGTTACTATCTCTGATCTGTTTCTTGATCTTCTCAGCAACCTCACCAGCCTCACCAACGAGGCCAAGTACGTTCTCAACCAAGCGGGCCTGACCTGCTGTGATGATCTTACCCTCTACCCAGTCACTGTAGTCTTTGAAGGCTGCTTGCGTAGTCCTCTCAAAGAGATCGTAGTAGCCAAACATGTCCAAGTCTGTTTCGTTAATCATTCTTCCAACATTCCCCATGCTTCCATATCAGCGTCTGTACTGAAGTATTCGTCAAGGTCTATAAGACCCTCGTCAATTAAGAACCTAATGACGAACTCTTCTGTGATTTCGTTTTGCTCAAGTATAAGAACGATACCGTAGTTCTCTACAAGAGCGGCTACTTTACTATCAAGATCAAACAAGGTTAAACCTCCATATCAACACGTCAAGAGGAGATTATAATTGGTTCGATTGACGTTGAGAAGTGTTTAACCATCCCGTAAGCCTCATCAAATGTTTCGACATAGACATCCTCAGTGTATAACTCACCATTAATTTCAAGGAGACACACAAGAAAGTAACCGTACTCTTCGTCCTCGTAAGGACCATCGACTATACGATGTATCATGATGGTCATTTCTTTTTCTCCTTTAACCACTCTAGTGGTATTGTTTCTTGTGCGTAGAGGTAGCCATGTTTATCACACCACATAGCATACGTTGTCTTTGAACCCTTTGACAGCCTAGCGTTTTGGTTAGAGAAGACAAACCTTATGTCTAGTTCTGGATGCTGCTGTTTTATCATCAGGTGCTTCATCCTGTCTGAAGCAATGAAACGACCCTTTGTCTCTACGATGATACCGTTGTCTAGTACAAAGTCAGGTGTGTAAGTCTTCTGTCTCGTGTCTATCCAAGGTATCCTGGTCTTCTCATACTCAAACGAGACCCCTCTTATTTTGAGGAATCCCGCTGTTCTCTTTTCTAGTCCTGATCTGAAGCGCATACAGGAGGCTCCCAGATATCACCAACACTACGTCTAAGCCAGAGTAACCTACCGTTCTCTGTCACACGATCAACATCGTTGTCGTATTCTTCAAGGACCCGTAAGTAGGCATCACACTCAGACGTGATACCATCCAGTATCTTACTTGCCTTGACAGGACCTACTCGAAACAAACCAATGATGTTGTCAGCACTATCACCAGTCAGTATCTGTGAGTAGAAGAACTTCATACCGTCAAACTCAGACACTGTGGTCCAAGTATGTTTGACAGGATTGAAGTGGGAGCAGGGCAACTGCATCATGTCCTTGTCTACAGAGATAACAGTGCAGTCATAGTCAAAGCTACATGCTGCGATACCGATAAGATCATCTGCTTCTTCACCAGAGGATACGACAGCACCCCAGTTATCTACCATGTGCTTTCTTACATCAGCAAGGTAGCGTGGTTTTTCTACACCCTCTCGGTTACCCTTGTATGGTGCAGTTACAGCGATATCGTAACGGAAGTTACCCTTGCCTGTAAGGAATAGTTGGAACTGCTCGTTACTATCTTGGTCGTAATCCCAGAGGACTTCTGATAGAGCCTCGGTTAGGATGTCGTCAACCTTTTCAAGTGCATCGTCAAGCTCATCATTCTCACAGGAGAACGCAGCACGATATGCAAAGATATCACCATCGATTAGAATGTTATCCATAGTCTCTCCTATTGGAGCAGTTTAGCCACATGCTCAGGTGAGGGAGAGACTTACCAGCCGTTGTTAGAAGCACCAGCAGATGCTACGAATGGTACGTGTTCAATAACACCAACACGTTCTAGTTTGACAGAGGCGGTAGAACCCTCACCGTAGATCGAAATCTTTACGGCGACAGAGCTGGAGTTACCGATATCACCATCAGCAGAATAGGACCAAGGCTCGTTGGTCATACCCTTGGTGACAACAGGTGCACCACCGAGGTTATCATAACCAGACGGGTGAACGTTGGGACGCTTGAGTTTCATACCACGCTTACCGTCAGCGAAGTCGTAGGATTTAATCATCTGATTGCCCATGGAAACTTCTGGGAAACCAGCCTTGATCATCTCGTCAATGACTTCTTCCGAGTCGGGGATGAAGATCATGTTGAACTGACCGTTTGTTTTCTCGTGATACTCCGAGTCATCCATGTTCTCTTTGAAGATTTTGGCCCAGTAAGCCTTGCCCTTGAACACGCCGTAAGTAGTTTTCTTTGCCTTAGCCATTGTTAAGCTCCTTTAGCTTGAGTACGGAAAGTAATAAGTACGATTGCCTTGTATGTCAAGTACAAAAGTACAGGAAAAAGACCTAATACTAGATCAGTGAGTGTCATACCAGTTCCTTCCAATGTCAGATGATCCTGCTAGAGGGCAGAACATGTTGAACTTCTTGCCAGTCTCTTCGATAGACTGTCGTTGTAGTAGTGCCAAACGTTCAGCCGTAGCCATATCACCACTAACCTCTGTCTGCCATTCGTCATGGGGCCAGGTTACAAGCTTGTAGTTGATCCCCTCCTCGGTTGCTTTCTTATTCCAGCGGAGAGCAGAGTGTTTCATGATCGTGCTCTCCCCGTTCTGTAACATACCAGCTAGTGTCTTGTGCTCTGACGGAACGATAACCTTACGACCATCAAGTCCCTTGAACCAGCCACGCTTTGCAACGTGTGGTATGATGTTGTTCTTTAGGTCAGCAAGGCCAGTGATGGAGTTGGTGAAGTTCTCAACAGCCTCAGCAGCCTCACGCTGATTAACCCGAAGGATTTGTGCAACCTTACCGTTACCAGCACCAAGAAGGAATGCGTAGATGAATGTCTTTGCGTCATCACGGGTTACATGGCTAATGCCAAGAGCCTTCTTGTTTAGGTTGTGGATGTCGGTCTCGTCCTCCTTCTTTCCTGATATGATAGCGTGAACATACTCCTCAGACTTCATAAGGTGGGCAAGTATGCGAAGCTGAATACCCTCAGCGTCCGTCCCGACGAGGTAACTACCCTCTGGTACACACCAGAGTTTACGGAAGTCTCCATCATACTTTGCTTTAACAGCGTCAACAGCCGTTCTGGGTTGCCCGTGAAAAGCTGAGGGGATGTTGGCTTGGTTTGGCGCACTGTGTGCCATTCGTCCAGTCCAAGCTCCGATGTGTGTAAAGCGTCCATGAATACGTCCATCCTTTTCATTGTAGTGACCAAGCCATTCCACCAAGCTTGATCGTCTTCCTTCGAGAGTGAGCCACTCAGCAAGGTTCTTTGCACCCTCAGGTGCGAACTCAGGAAGAGTGCTGAGGTTTACCTCAGATAGTGTCCAACCATACCGCTCGAACTTAGCGCCACGCTCTTCGGTTAGCCCTTTGCTTTTCACGTTCATATTCGATATGTCCTTTCGTCTTTTCTACTGGCTCCCATCCTGCTTCCCACAGTCGGTCTATCCGCTGTTTCGGTGAGGCTGGATTAAAAGAAACAAAGTCGTAGCAGTGTAAGTCAGGGGGGTTAACAGAGTTATCAACCTTTGTCATTACATATTTACTACGGGCGTTATCAACTGACGCCACAGGGGTGTTGTCTTTCTTGAGACGGTACTTGATCGTGTTGACTACCTCAAGCTTAGGAGGGAAGTCCTGCTGGAACCCTGTCTCAAGCTCCTCCATACGTGCCTTGATAACGTCAAGCATTGACAGGGCTAGGGTCTGGTTAAAGTAGAACCCGTTCTCTGTCATCTGCTCACACAGCCGCTGGATTTGATGCTCACACTTGAGTGCTTCCTGCCACTCAGGGTCTTCGATAACTTTACGGAACTTGTTGTAAAGCTCAACAGTCACCGTCACGTCTTGGTGACAGTAGTCAATCATCTCTTGGTTAAGGTGGGACCAGTCAGAGTAATCAGTCTTGTAGTTACCAAGTCTCTGGCCCCACGCCTTTAGGCTATGACCACCCTCAACACTGAAGTCAACTAGACGAGATACGATCAGGGTGTCGATCACTTTGTCATAGTCAATATTAACACCATCAAGCATACGATTAAGGACTGGAACATCAAAACCGATACCGTTGTGCAGTACGAAACGATCAGCATCAGCGATGTAGTCAATGAACCGTTGTCTCTCTTCTGGTATGGTGTCAACATTAAGAAACTGATTCTTCTCACCACTGCTGGTATCTTGGGTGCAGATAACCCATATGCGTCTAGCATCAAGGGCGTCCGTCTCTATATCCATAGCGACTATCTTCATTCCTCTTCATCCTCATCAGGCTCGAACATTACTAGAACCAACGTACTTACCACATCATACGGCCAGATCATAGCCCTAAACTTAATAGCACTATCGTCTGCCTCTAACTCCATTACTTGTAGCAAAGCAGACACAAGCAGGTGGTGGTTAACAGCTCCTAAAAAGTAGATGACTGATGAGATCCAAACCAGAGGGGGCACACCAAGGATAAGGTCTAGGACTGGTTGTAAGACTTCCATCAGATATCACCATACTTCTCTGCTAGTGTGAATGTGTTTGTATTGAAGACAAGCTGACCAGCGTATCCTGTAGGGCCGACAGGTCTGTTCTTTGTGACAAGGAGTTTTGTAGTGTTACGCTCATCGGCATTCTCAGAAAGCTTGTTACGGTTAAGCTCGACCACAACTGACGCCCGCTGTTCGATCATACGGCAATACTTAACAGCACCATCATCGTTTGTATGACCAATGGTTACGATACCAACACCAAGCTCTGCCGCAAGCTTTGACAGACGTACCGACAGGTCGGCTAGGAATTGTTCCTTACTCTCCTCAGCACCCATGTTTGCTGCAATGTCTTGGATAGGCTCGAAGAACACATACTTAACACCACATGCCTGAGACAGGTAACGGATGTGTTGAAGGATATCCAGAGGATCATCCTCGTCATTGAGGAAGAACTGGTAGAACCTTTCGTCCTTTGTCAGTGTCTTGATAGCCTCCTGAACGTCAGCATCCCGGCCCTTCTCAGCGATCAAGTCTTTTCGGGTTACGTTATCCTTAAGTTCGTAGGATACAAGGCCGAGAAGACTGCGTAGCTTTGTCTCTTCCATGTGCCATGCAGCGATAGAGATGTTAGGGTAGTTCTTGAGGATGTGATACTCAAGGTAGCGCATGAACTCAGTCTTACCGATACCAGTCTGTGCTTTGAACAGAGTGAAGTGTCCCTGCATCAGACCCATACACAGTGCGTCGAAGTCTTGGATGCCTGTCTCCACATAGACGTGATTCTCAGCACCGTTGTAGAGGTTTAGGAACTTGTCTGTGGTATTGTAGATGTTCTCAGGGGTATACTTTACTGCGTTGAACCAAGCGTTAAAGAACTCAGCCCTGGCCCCTGCCTGTAGGAACTCGTTAGCATCCTTATACTTGTCATGCTGCACACGGTAGACCTTGTTTGGGTAAAGGTTAGCGATGCGCTGGGCGACAGAATTACCAGCATCGTCATGTTCGATGGACAGAACGATCTTGTCAAAGCTACTCAACCACTTGTCAACGTTAGCCCACAGGCGGTGGCTCGGTGTTGACGATGGCAACGATACAAAGGCCGCAGGGAACTTGGGGTTGTTGCACATCTGATAGGCTGACATGGCATCAAGCTCACCCTCTGTGATCGTCACGATCTTGCACGAACCACTGTTCCAGAGGTTCATACCAAACAGTTCGTCAGACTTGAGGTTACGGGCACGGAACTCTTTGGGGAAGTAGCGTGTCTTCACACCACCAGACGGGTAGACGTATTCCTGTTTGACAGGATCGTTGTTGCTGTTGACGTAAGTCTTAACACCATAAAACTTCATAGTCGTGTCAGTGATGTCACGAACACCACGGAATGTTGGTGTCAGAAACTCTGTGACGTTGTCTTGCTTTTCTACTACCTGCACTTTTCTCGTTCCTTCCCATGATCCGGTGCTGTGTGTTGGGTATTCGTCAGAGGCCCAGTCCATTAGCTTGGGCATCTCCTTAGGGTATTTCTTAGAACATGAAAAGCACTTACCAGCACCACTGTTTTCGTTGTAGCTGAAAGCGTCACTGCTCTGGCAGTCAATGTTTGGGCAGGGGAGCCTGTCGTGCCAACCATCTTTATCTGCATACTCCATTCATTTTCTCCTTGACAGTTCTGATTTCGGCTGTATCCTAGGGCTGTCGTTAGACAGGGTCCTATTGGGTATACACTTCTCTTGAATGATACTTGAGGACGTTACTGATTACTATCTGCTCTTCCTCTATTGTAAGCATATAAGCTACACCATCCCAGTCAGTACCACAATCAATACTAAACTTTGGTTTAGTTCCTTTTGAGTAGGAACCCTTTTCCAAGACGGTGACGATAACCTCTAGGTCACCGAGTTCTACCACGATGTAATCTTCCATTGTATTATACCCCAAACTTCCAAACTACCCAGCAGTAGCAGCAATGGTTTCGACCGAAGATACCATCAATCAAAACAACAATGTTGAACTTACCGTTGCGTTTACGGTCCCAGTTACGGGCAGAAAACGTTTGGTTAACTGAGCCACCTAGTAAGACGTTGACGAAGATACTTACTACTACCAACACCCTTTTAACGTATCGGTATACTTGACTAGCCATCATAATGATCATCTGTCATCTCCTTTACTTCTTACGTATACACCATCTGTCATACCGATAGCTGCCATTAAGTCTGCCAACTGTTGGTGTGACACGATGACGATCTGTTCAAGTTCCCACTCATCGTCATACTGCTTAATGTAAACAGCATCATCATAAACATACATGACAACATCGCTGTGTTCACCTGACAAGTCAAGCGATGTGATTACTGAGGCTGTTCCACCGTCAGCATCCATCTCAATCGTGAACATCATCAACCCCCGTAGTATTCAATCATTAGTGTCCCCTTCACCCACCTTGTTTAATCCCCTTGTCAGAACCCAATCATTGAAGTCTTTAGATTTCATGTAATCTTGCAATACACGTTCGATAGCCAACAGCAAGTCTTCGTCACCATCACTACAAATTTCGTAGTACTTCATCAGGGAGACGATGACAATCTCTTGCTCGTAGTCATCCTACCAGTCCCTTGCTTCTTGTTCAGTCATAAAGAAGTGAATACCTTTAGTGCACTCTACTCGAATGTCACCATCATAGTCAAGACACTCAATAGTCTCACCTTCATTATAGATAATACCAGCATAGTTAGGACCAGTCCCACCAACACCATCACCACCAAGAACAACCAGCTTGGAAGTACGACACTTACGACCAATAAGACTATTAGTTCTCTTTGCATCTTCTGGGATAAGGACTTTAATGACACCTTTAGTAGTCTTCTTGTAGGCAA